AACGTACCAACGTCAGGTGTGTTCGAGGCAACTTCCTTCACCTCTGTAACCACTTCCTTTTCAGTATTCATACTGCCTCCTCTCATTTGTGATCCTTCGATCGTCTTGCTTCCTATCTGTGTGGTGTTCTCGATGCCATCGATCAAACCGATGGCCAAAGCCTCCTGGGCAAGAAACACCCGACCTTGCCCATAGCTTTCCTTCACTGTTTTCACCGCTACGTTCCGACCGATTGCTACATCCGCTTCAAATACCGAGGCTATCTGGTCCACCAGCTTCTGGTACTCTTGTTTGCCCGCATCGGTATCGGGTTCAGGAGCCTTGTACTCACTGGAGCGGAAGGTTATCGCTTCGTAACCACTGTCCTTGACCTTGAGAAACGAGATGAACGCACCGATGGATCCGATCATCGAGGTCTTCGATGCACTTATCGCATCGGCTTGGGATGCCAACCAATACGCACCCGAGGTGCAGTGCCCGCTGATATGGGCATGTACCGCCTTTGAACAATCCCGTATCATCTGGGCAAACTCACTCAATCCCGATACCTCTCCACCAGGAGAATCGAAGAGCAGTACGATCCGATCGACATCCTCAGAAGATGCAGCTTTCTGGAACACACTTTGCAGATACCCGGTGGGAAGGCCTCCCATGAGCCAGGTCTCGAAACTCCACTGTCGTGAAAGTACTCCCTGGATCTTGATGAATGCCGTTGATCCATCGATCCAATAGGGATCGACAACCTCATCGAAGGCTACCTCAAGATCCTTGCGGTCCTGTACCGAAAAGCTCATCTCCTGGATCTCACGGAGAGGAAGAGAGTACATGTCATCGATTGCCCATAGTCTTCTCATACCTCTTCCTCCTGCTTAATCTGAGGAATCACATCCTCAAGGCCACGGCTTCGGATCTCTTCCATCTCGTCATGCAGATCATCGAGAACCTCATCCAGGTCGAATCCCAATGCTGCCGATTCCTTCTTGCGCGAGGAGAGTTTTCCATTGATACGATCGATCGCAGCTTTCACTTCGACCGCTGGATTGATCTGTCCAGGAGCGATGCCCACCCAAGATGCGTGGCAATATGCCCGCTTGATCGCTAGGTCACTGAAGAATCCTGGACAATCGATACGGCCTTGCAGCACTTCCTCGGTCAGCCACTCCTCATAGATATGTTGGCAAAATAGAGCGAAATCGTTGCGATCACGCCGCACGGTCTTCCAATACTCATTCTGAGCAGCCTTGCTGGCAGAATAGGATGAGGAGAAGAACTGAATGAGGATCTCATAGGGTATCTGCAATCCCATCCCGATAAGCAACAACGATGATTTGATGAACTCCCCGAATGCGGAGTTGGGTCTGGCCGGATCGAAACTCTGGATCTCATCCCCAGGTCTTCCCTGCAGCACCACCCCCGGTTCCAATGAATAATCGGGTGTGTCCATCACAGGACTCTCGGGATTACGTGTGATCGGCGTCTTTCCCAGGATTGTCGAGGCATCACCGGATGGTGTCTTGATGAACAAGCCGAACAATGAGTTGACCTCACTGGCGGTGATCTCGCTTTCAAAGTACCGATCCAATTTCTTGATCGTCTCGGTCACTGGTGCCAGAAAAGGCCTGCCACGATACTCCCGGGGACGTCGCGGGGTATAGCATAAGAACGCGTTTCTCCGCTTGCTCTTCACTCCGATAAAAGGAATGTAGATTGCTTTCTGATTGGCAAGATCATCATCACCAGGATGTACGTATACCCCGACTGGTCGGCCCTGGGCATCGAGCTTCACTCCGTTCACCATAGTGCGGGTGTTGCTCTGGAAATGATCATTGCGAACCCGATTGGCTTCGATGATATTGATCTTCAGACCATTTACCGTCCGATCCTCATGACCCAAGGGCAAGGTCACCAGTACATCTCCGCTGGTAAGCTTGCTCAGGTAGATGGAGAACTGCAGCTGGTTAAAGGTAAACTGCCCGTTGTAATCGCAATCGGTACTCTCAGCCCACAACTTCCAGCGTTGCTTGATCTGGGTCTGCAATGCCTCGATCTGTGTCTTTGACAGCGGAACCAATCCTTCCACGATGGAAGGCTGCATCTTCAATCCACTCCCAATGGTATTGGAAGCATTGAGGAACACAGCTCCAGCACCGATGGTGGTATAGGTAACCAACGATCGGGAATAGGAACGAAGTTGTGATAACGAATGATCGGTATCATCACCGACGGAAACCGTATTGGAAAGCCCATGTCGAGTTTTCGCTCCGGTATACCCTCCTCCACCATACGCAAACGCGTCGATCGCGGCTTTTGCGCGAATTCGCTTGATACCGAAAGTGGGAGAAAAGTAGGAGATAACACGATCCAAAGTGGTTATTCTAGAAGTTCGGTCTGACATGCAGCGGACCTCCCTTCCCATCAAATAATGAAATCTGGGTAGACCAGAAATGGATCACATCTTTGATCTCAGCAATATTCGCTCTGGTCACACGCTGACGCGACCCATCGGCATGAGTGATCTCATACGATGAGCCGCTGATCATCACAGCTTGCAAAGCGGCAATAGCTTGATCTCTAAAAAGGACCAACTGGTCTCTTGATATTCCCATCATGTCTCAAGTGTATTGAGATCAAGAGACCATCAATAGGTCAGGATTTTGAATATTGAAATGTTGGCGATATCTATTACATCAAATAAATAAAGCTTACAGCGCAGATTGCGTTTGCATATCCTCTTGTCACACTGTATTATGGGGGAGGTAACACTATTAAAGGTTCGATATGAATAATTTACCCCGCTCAAAAAAACTATACAGTGATGCGTTGGTTTTTGCTGAAGAAATTTTATCAGACATTGAATTAACTAGAACGCCACTTACTAACGTTTCTTTAAAGCTGTCAAGATTATTTAGATTATTAAATGATTCTTACAAACAAAATATGTTCCAATATGAGGCTTCTGGATATCCACATTCTCCAGGAGGTTATCCCCCCGAGATCTGGACTATGCTAAAAGATGCAAACAGAATTGAAACTTCAGAGGATAAAGATGGAAAGATCATTCAACATGGTTATTGGTCGAGCATTGAACAAATAGAATCACAAATAGAAACTATCAAGACTAGAATCGCTGTGTCAAAGGACCCCAACATATCGATATCGTCTGCCAATCCTGGTCAGTATATCTCTGCTCCTATCGGGAATAAGTTCGAAAGAGATTCTTTACAAAATGCTATACAAAAATCTATTGAAAGGTTATCGCAACGAAGGGCTTTTTTACATAGGACTATTTCGGATATCTATACAGAATTAAAATATTCCTCTTTATCAGAAGATATATTCTCACGGGTAAGAGAAAATGTTGACACTAAAATTTCAGATAAAGTATCTTCTTCTTTACAAAAGTTCACCTCAGCCTATGAAAATCTAAAATCGGATAATCCTGAAGATTGGGCAAATGCTGTTCATAGTTGTAGAAGAATACTCCAAGACCTTGCAGATCACCTATATCCTCCTAGAGAAGATAAAATTATAGAAGGTGATGGCTTAGAACGTAAAGTAAAGCTTGGTAGAGATAATTATATAAATAGATTGATTGCGTATATTGAAGAAAATTCTGAATCAACTAGATTCAAGGAACTAGTCGGATCAAATATTAGTTACATAGGGAATCGACTTGATGCAATATTCCGAGCAGCACAAAAGGGATCACATTCTGATATTGTGAACAAAGAAGAAGCTAGCCGTTATATTATTTATACTTACCTGATTCTTGGAGACATTCTTTCATTATAGAATTTTAAATTTTTATTAGAATATAATTCAGGGGATGGCCAATGGTGAATTTAGATTTTAATCCATTTAATAAAGAATTCAAATCAATTCATGAAGAAGACCTTGAAATTTTAAAAACTGTTTGTGAAGGTTGGTATGTTGAGTATAAAGAAAACTTCACTGATCCAAAAAAAATAGCCAAATCTGTAGCCTCATTTGCAAACGCTCAGGGTGGCATTATTTTCATCGGTATTCATGCAGATGCTAAAACAAATGCAGCCACTAACTTTATCGGAAGTAACATAGATTTAGATTTTATACATGACTCTATTAAAGGTAATATCAACCCATTTCCGTATTATGAAATTGAGTGTATTGACATACAGAAAGATTATCCCGTGGTATTAATTATTGTACCTTCCAGTGATAATCCTCCACATATCCACAGTGATGGGAGAATCTATCGTCGACAAGATTCATCCTCAGATCCTTTAAGAGAGAACAACCGTTCGACAATTGATGAACTCTATAAAAAAAAGGAAGAATTACAATTACAAAAGGATGATTTTAGAAATATTGACTATGGTTTCTGCAAAGGTGAAGATGACAAACCTTTTTTATGTATATATATAAACACAGATCCTTTTAGAAGAGTAACCATAAAAGATTTTATGCGTAAACAAATGCTGGATCAAATTTTCAATCACTTTAATAATGAGTTTGAACTATCATTAGGAGATAATATAATTGTTAAGGGGAAACTAAATTTCGACTCAATCCATCGTGATTATGAATCTATTACATTAAAAAACTTGAAAGGATCTAATCTCGCGTACCATGGTATTACCCTTGAATTAGATGAATTCTATTGTTTCAAAGCATTGATCCCATTAAATTACCTTATATTCTCGGACTATTCTCCAGAATTTGGGAAATACATCGAAGATAATTATTTTAAATCAATAGATATAATCAAGTTTTTGGATATAAATTTTCTTGTGAAAATTACATTTGGGATACTATATAAATACATAACTTTCCTTAATATACTAAATTATGATCACTTTTTAGAATTTACCTTTGAGACTCAAAACTGCTATAGGACTTCCCTCTATGGAACTTCAGATTATTATACAAATTATATTCGAAAATATGGACTCCCAATTTGCTTAAAACCAACTCAGCGCTATCCGCAAACTCCACGCCCGATCGCAATCAAAGAAATATCTCAAGATTATGGCAAACATCTTGCGCTAATTACTGCGGAGCTAGTATCAGGATTTGGAGTATCAATGGAAGATGTTTTCTTTATTTTTAATTCAGATAGTGAATAGAAAAAATATGTATTTTAGTAGTCATATCAAGAACGATCAAATTTTTATTGATTCATCAATCAACTCGTTAACGACCATTTTAAATATTTGGTAATCATCTTGCATGTCCATATTCTGAAAAAATATATCATCAATGATTCTCAAATTTGAAAAATAATGATATGTCACTAGCTTTAGAATTAATGGACTTACCTTTATACCTTTTTGCATACGATGCTTCTTTGATAAAGCACTAATCGGTTTGAGATTTTCTTGGTTTACTGTTTGAATCAGGTGTAGGTGCCCAGCTGATTCTTTCGATATCCTAAGTGCTGTAGAAAGAGTTGATGGTGGAAAATAGAACCGATTAAATGTATTGAGCCTTTGATCCTCCAGAATGTACTTCTGGTTATGCCGAGCTTTATAAGTGAATAATGGAAGAACCAACCAAGTCTCCCTTTCTACCTGTTGATTGCCAGGCACAAACCAGTCAGTAGAAATTTTTCGTAGAAGAACTACAAGTCTTAATTTCGCTACTTTGACTATAGGGAATTCATTGGTTTCAAGATTGTATCCTTGTAGTCTTTCACTTCTAAAAGGTTGTCGAGTATTTGCTTGTATTAACCTCCAATGAGTATTATCTTCATCAAAAGGATTGACAGAAAAAGGTTCTAAAAAATATGTTTTACATTTTTCATAACAGATAAAGGCAAAACAAACTTGACCTGGCTCAAAATTGTAAATTGCATCATCTTTGAATTGATAAAAGGTTGTTTGCCAATATTCATCGAGAATCTCATCGTAATATTGAGGGAATCCTCTACAATCTTCTGGCACTAGCTAAAGCCCCTTTATGTTTAATCAAAATCTCTTTTATCTTCAATAAGTCTAGATTTTGCTTTATAACTTTCTCTTCTTCTTGAATTGTTTCGAAATCAAGAGGATCATGTCTTTTAGCAACAAATTGCATTGGTTCTGTCTCAAAATAAATAAAATCCAACAAGTCGGAAATATTTTCACTTCCAAATTCATTGACTACATTCTTTACTAAAAGTCGAATATCAAATTCATCAATTTTATTACTCAGTGCAAAATCTTCATCCAATTTGATTATTTCAAATTCGAACCCTTCAGACCCTTCATTCTTTTCAATCTCAAAAGGGAATTTTTTGATTACATTATCATAATCAAAACTATAAGGTCCGTATAAGTAGTAAACCCAGTTAATATTTGAAAGCCTAGTTCTGTAACGCTTGAAATACTTATATTCAATGAGATAGACTAATTTTAGTAATTTTGTCTTCGTCAAAGGAGGAAGACATTCTTGAACATTAAGATACTCTAATGTTGTTTGAATAAACAAAGCTTTTTGATCTATCATATTTATAAATAGCCGACTCTCATTTATAGTTATTTTTTCACAATAGTCTTTATACAGACTTAACTATAGTATCAAATACCAAAATTATCTATATTAATTTCAAGAATATCCAATTTATCAGATCATTCTGATGAACTTGTATTCACATCATACCCCACCGCAGCCGCTGCAGCTCTTGCATAGATATGGGTATCCAATGCCTCATTACGCTCCCTGATTTTCACCCATTCCCATTTGACCTTTGACCGTTTGTCCTTTGGTGTGGTCTTTTGGAGAACTTCGGCACAAAGTTGCTTGAAGTATTCATCATCACGATCTTGGGGAAAGTGACACCATCCGAATGGGTAGGAATCTTCGCCTTCGGGTGGTTTTTGCTTCAACCAGTGAAAGAGTTCACTCTTGAGAAACGATGATCCTACTTCGTAGTGAAAGAGAGCATTCCTCATATGTTTCCCACCTATATGATCAACTGCTTTTGCTCGTGAAATTGGAGCTTTGAGCCGATCCGATCCTTGGATCGCCAAAACCCGATCCTGGGGATATCCACGACAGAAATGGTACACTGTCTCGGTATTGTATCCAGCATCGATGCAAATTCCTGAAAGATAGAGATTATCACCGGTGGGATGGGACCATTGCTTTGCCATCAAAGCTGCCAGTTCAACCCAACACCGGTCACTTAGATTGTTGGTGGAGGTATCAGCGGTAATCACATGATATTCAACACTCCAATGTTCAAACCGCTTTCCCCATCCGATCACCTCAACTTCGATGCGATTCTCCTGAACGTCAGCACCAGCAGTGAGCATGAGGATCTCTTCGTGAATCTCTCCCGATCGCCAAGATTCTTTTCTTCCACGAAGGACTTCCCAATCCTGCTGCTGCGATTTCTCTTCCCAAGTCTCGGCAAGCTCGTCGTTGATAAAAGAGATGAGCTTGTTCACATTCCCCTGTGAATCGAGCCACTGCTCGACTAGTGATTCCCACGTTGTCCATCCAACTGGAGCATAGAGCGAACTGATCTGATAACTTCTGACCCGCTTCGATACCCGATTCGGATTGGTCGGTCTCCACTGACCTTTCTTGAGCATCAGTTCCTTGTGGTAGTTCTTGAGCTTGTTTTTACAATACGGACATTCATACCACACTTCCCTATCTCCAGATGGGGATTTCTCCCACTTCATCTGGGACCACAGGAGCACCTGGTATTCTCCGCAGTGAGGACACGGAACAAAGAACTTACGCATATCTCCTGAAAGATACCCAGCCTCGATCTTGCTTCTCCCTTTGACCGAAGGTTTTGAAACAGCTACCGCTTTCGCATTGGGATAGGTCCTCAACCTCTTGAGAAGAAGTGTCCACGGATCACCTCGGCCATTGAGATCATCAGGCCACTCGTCGATCTCATCCCCGATTGCAATACGCTTTGGAGAGGAGATAAGATCGGTGATCGATCCTGCGTTACCAACATTGAGCGATCCACCAGGAAACAGTTTAAGCCGGGTGGTATTCCCACCTTCCAGGGTTCGCTTCTTTACGATCGTATCCCTGATAACAGGAGTACTTTCGATCATCGGGTCGATACGAGTCTTGGAGTTCTTGTCCACCATCTTCTCACCAGCCCATACCACCAAGATCTCCGAGGGATCGTAATGCACATAGTAACCGATCGGGTTGAGCACGCCAGCTTCGGTAGCTCCCATCTGGGAAGCCTTCATGATGTAGACTTCCTTGACCCGGGAGTGGGAAGAAAGCACATCCATCGGCTCTCTCCAAAAGGGAGTTCGATCGGTACGATACGGACCCGGTTCGGCAGAACCCTTGGGAAGTAGACGATAATGGTCAGCCCACTGACTGATAGTGAGATCGGCTGGAGGTTTGAGTCCTCGTGCCCATGCTTTGGTAAGAGAAGCTGCATCAGAGCTCAAACTGGGTAACCTCCTGCGACAATGTATGAAGGATGGTATCGATCTCCAACCTCATGGTCTCACGTGTATCATCTTCATTTCCCCCAGCCTGGTAGGCTGCATGGGTCTTCTGTGCCAACCGATCGGGAAGATTACGCAATGAATCGGTCAGGTGCTTTGCGATCTGATAAGAGATTCCAACTGCCAACTGGCGATCGATGAGTTCACCCGCATCCTTGCGATACACCAGCTCAGCTTGCAGTGCATCGAACTCAGCCTTTTTCGCCTTCGCGATCGCTTGCTTGCGTGCCCAATCGTAATCCTCAGAATCTCGGACCTTCTTGATCGGTTTCTCGGGACGGACCTCTGTGTTTTTCTTTCTGCCTCGCTCGGTACGATTGAATTCAAACTGCTGCCGAGCGATCTCTAAGACGAGTTTGCCATCCTCGGTAATCGCATCACCAAAGATCTGGCCACGACGGATTGCGTTGGTGATAGCCTGAGGAGTCGCACCAACCCGTCTCGCCAATTCGCTCTTAGTCACCATCTCCAGCTTATCTTTCGCCATCCTTCCACCCCTAAACTAGAAATGCGGTGGAAATGATGCAAATCTGCAACAAATCCGTTTCATAATTCGAAAACCACTGCAGATGCAAATGCCCGGGCGCCCGACCACCCGATATCCGTTGAAAGCCGTAGAAGAACCTACCCCTGTGTATTGCCATGTCGCCATGCGTGACGTTTTTTGTGCTACTCATCGCCCATATCCCCCTCCACGAGCAGATCATCGAAGGCAGTCTTACCATCTTCGAGTGTCTGGCCGGTCTCGATCAGCTTCTGCAGCTTCGCGTAGGTGATACAGTAGGTGCTGCACGCTTCTGCAACCGAGTCGAATATCTTCACCGAGTAGGTGGTGATCGCAATGATCTTTCTATGATTGGCCATCTTCAGTTTTCCCTCCCTGGTCCAAGATCCTTTGGACATCCTCAACACTCTTGACCACCGCATAGAACACACCGTGATCCTCACACCGCTTCTTGAATCTCAGCTGTGTATCGCTCAGCTTACCCACTTGGGTCTTCACCTCCAGGTATCCGATCTCATGCCACGGCAGCCACACCACCAGATCTGCAGTACCGGGTCTGAGCCCCATGGTGATCATCCGCATGGTACGCATCTTGTTCGTACCTGCTCCCTCATTCGGTACCGAATGACAGAAGATTCCTTCGGATGACAGATACCGCACGATATCGGCTTGGATCTTCGCCTCTTCGTTTCTCATCCATCCAACTCCCCGATCATCCTATCTGCAAGGTCGATCGCCATCATGATCACATCCTCCCAATCGACCACCGAATGGGTATTCTCCATGGAATCGAAATCGAACAATCCATCAGAATCCCATGCTTTCCCATTCTTCTCTATCAAAGCTCGCAACGCACTCACTGCGAAGTAATCCCTACGTGAAACCGTATCCATCACACCCTTTCCTTTCCCATCACAATCTTCCCAGCTGGCAGGTGGTATACAGGTAGACACCCTAAAGGGTGTGTCTACCGTGTCTACCACATTTCTGCAGCTTCAGCCCATTTTGGTAGACAGTGGAAACTACCACGTTTCTACCACTACTACCGTCCAAGAACCGTCATCGTGGAGAGCATCATTGCCGATGAAATCTCCGCATCTATGACCACATATCCAGCATGGTATTCCTGGACCACACCCTCATTGATCATCCGACTGATCATCGATCGCTCATCCGATGCCTTGAACCGTTGGCGCAAAGCAGCCTCCTTGGTATCGGGATTCTCCCGTTTCAAATAATCCTTCCATGCTGATTTGGTCAGGTACGGCATGCCATCAACCGACTCTTCACCCGACATCGACCATGCTGCAACCATGTCCCGAATCCTCTCACGCTGCTTCGCATCACGTTCCTTATGAGCCGGTGCTACCGCTTCTACCACGATAGCACTGCTTACCAGCTCACCCTCCTCATCCATCCACGGAAGGTTCACCTGCTCCAATTCGACATGGAGTGGATCAACCATCTCTGCATCCTTCACCTTCCGCTGCACTACCCTGATTGGTTTTCCCGGTCCACCGGGTTCCACCAGGATCTCGTTGTCCAGAGCTCCCCGCCATGCCGACGATCCGCGAGCCCGGTTCTGGGCATCGCTACTCACTCCGGTATGGTGCACGAGCAATACCGAGCAGCTGAATTCCTGCATCAACATCGCACAGGAGTCGAGCATGGTTTTCGCATCCTGGGCACTGTTTTCGTCTCCCATCAGAAATCGATGGAGGGTATCGACAACAATCAGTTTTGGTTGCTTCTCAATTTCCCTGATGCTGGAGATCGTCCGATTCAATCCCTCCGGAGTGTTCAGATCGGTCGCACCGAGCGAGAGAGACATATCAAGGGTAGCTACCTGATGGTATTGCTTCCATGCTGCGATACGACTACGCAGCCCATGATGTCCCTCTCCCGCCAAATAGACGACATGACCATGATGGACCTTTTGCCCTATCCAGGATTCCTTGCCACTGGCGATATGCATGCACCAATCAAGGACGAGGAAGCTCTTGCCAGAACCGCTTTGGCCAAAGACCATGATCAGCGCATCCTCCTGGACCCAACGACGCACCAACCATTTGATGGGAGATGGAGACATCGAAAAATCATCGGCACTGACCAACCAGCGATCCGCTGATGGTCCAAGCAGCAATGTCTTCAAATCCCCACCCGCCTGGACGAAATCATTGGCATCCCCTTCCTCGGGAGGAACGATCACTTCAGCTCCGCTGGCCTTTGCCGCCTCGGCAGCACACTTCTGCCCCGTCTGCGATGCATCATGATCGGCAACGATCACCAACGATCCGGTAGGCAGCAACACTCGAATGGAGGCTGCAACAGGTATCAAATTCTTCGCATTGTAGGCGATGATCACCGGTATCCCAGTCTTCTCATGGATGGTTGCAGCTGTGGCGAACCCCTCTGCGATGAAAACTTTCTTGCTGCCTTCAATCTCTCCTATGGACCAAAAACACCCCCGTGCCTTGCCTCCCGGGTGGAACATCTTCTTCCCATCGACATCGATGTACTGCAGAGAACATAGTCCTCCGTGTTCATCAAACAACGGCAGTACCAGACGACCATCCTGGGTGATCCTCGCACCATGTGCCTTCACTCCCTTCCTATATATATAGGGATGGTCCTCAGGAGCTGCTTCCAATGAATCCCAGATAGTGCGACATTCTTCGGCTGTAGCCTTTTGCTTGAACATGCGCTGGCGCTCCCGTATCTCAGAGGCTTCACGAAACCGCTCGGTAACCTCCAAGGATTCGAGTGCAGTCAGTTCCCGACCGATATCTGCCCTCCAGGAGTGCTTGCCATCATCCTTCCAATCGCCGAATACTCCTGCTGGAACACCATCGGCAAATGCGACATACCACCCCGATTTGTTCTTCCTGGACCCATCGGTCGAAAACCGATGGATCTGCCCATTGAGGTACACCTGCTCAGGAGGGACCAAGCCAGCATTGCCGATCGCCTGGCGCAGCTGGATCTCAGGAGGTTCCAAGGATTCTGTATAGGCAGGAATCCAGGGTTTCCCGAACAGCTGTGCGATGTTTCCCCGGTTCCCTTGTTTACTCAAAACGGCACTCCATCATTCGATTCCCACTTCTCGCATACGCCGATGGTCCCGGCGAAATCCTCCGGTGGTTCGGTTCCGAAGACGGTACAGAGACCATGCTCGGAATAGTAGAAGCAGAGGTGGCAGCATTTGGGTACTTCACCGCGCATCCATGCGGTCACGAAATCGGGTTCCTTGTGTCTCATATCGACCTCCTCATGCTGGTCGTCAAATTCGGATAATCATGTTCCGTAGCCGGAGAATCCCAGATCCTCTCGAGTACCCGATGGAATTGTCCATCCTTCCGATACGAGATCACACCCGGTGGTGTGCTCGCTGAAAGTCGCTCACACAGTTCTTCGGTAGTCCGTGTCCCTTGGATGGTCACCCCACATTGGGCACTGATGTATTTCAACGTTCCCAAAGCCTTCTGGCCTGCATACCCATCGTGAAACAGAAACAGGTATTCGGTTACCGGTCGATCGGTGAGCGCACCGTAGTAGGTGACCTTCACCATCTCTTTGCCACTTTTGCGACTGGTATGTGCATTCCATGACCAAGAGCAAACCTGCATGCTGCTCTGTTGTCGTCCCATGATGTCATCATCATGCAAATGCCAATCCTTCTCGGTAGCGATCGGGAACTCGTATCCACAACGAGGACAGATCCTACTCTGGGCAGCGATGATCTCATCACAACCCGGGCAGATCTTCGAAGGTGCCAATGCATCCGAATCAGATCCATGCATCCTGGGAATGCGAACTGCGGTGATCGGTCCATGCATCTCAACCACCCCAGCAAAATCGAGCACCAGGCAATGATCGGTATGGGTCTTCAAACGCAGCCCCCTCCCTGCCATCTGGGTATAGAGTCCAGGCGAAAGCGTTGGGCGCATCATCACGATTAGGTCGGTATCGGGATGATCAAACCCGGTGGTGAGCACGTTCGCGTTGGTGAGTGCACGGATCTTTCCCTTCTTGAAATCCTCGATGATCCGATCACGCGATCGCTTGTCAGTCTTCCCGGTGATGCACTCAGTTTCCACACCCTTGGCGATCAACACATCCTTCACATGCTGGGCATGCTCAACTCCGGTACAGAAGAAGAGCCAGGATTTCCGATCTCCTGCAAGTTGGATCACTTCGGAGACCACTGCCTCAGTCTTCTCCTGGATATCGACCGCACGCTGCAGATCCTTCTCGATGTACTCGCCGCCTCGTTTGGAGACACCTTCTGCACTGAGTTTCGCCAAGGTCACTATCGATCTGAGATCGGCAAGGTATCCTTGATCCTGCAGCTCCTCGATGGTCACCGGTTCGATCAGATCATCGAAAATTGCCGATCCATCGGTAATCAATCCATGACCCATCCGATATGGAGTGGCAGTAAGACCAATTACCCTGATATCGGGATTGGACTCCTGCAACTTGCCCAGGAATGTGCGATACACACCCTCGGCCTTATGCGACACCAAATGAGCTTCATCGATTATCACCAGATCGATATATCCGACTTCCTGATTGCGTATCGACTGAATACCGGCAAACGTGATCGGCTCTCCGATTTCCCGCTTTCCAATTCCCGCCGAGTAGATTCCCAAAGGAGCGTTCGGCCAATGCTGCCTGAGTTTGGCTGCATCCTGCTCGATCAACTCCTTCACATGCGTGAGCATCAGGATTCGAGTCTCTGGCCAATTCTGCAGCGCATCCTTACAGAGCTCTGCGATGATATGGCTCTTACCCGATCCAGTCGGCAGCACAAGACACGGATGTCCATCATGCTGCATAAACCATTTATACAGTAGGTCGATCGCTTTCTTCTGATACGGTCTGAGCATGCTGCACAATCTCCCCGTTGAATACTTCTCTCACCAGATCCACAGTGGGTTCACCAAATGGTCCTCCCACCAGAATCTCGTTGCTCGAATATCCATGCTCTCCGTTGACCACCATTTGGTCCCCGATCAGATAACAGGCATTCCACTCATCACTCTTTTCTTCGACTATCTTCCAAGGGACCAAATCGGGATGGAACACATGGGCTCGGCATCCTTCATACTGGGCATCCTTGGGAATCTCCGATCCCCATCGTTCACACATCCACGTGCTCTCTTTGGTTGCGGTGGCATGAGAGCAGGTCCTACAGTTCACTTCCTGTATCGGTTGTTTTTCATGGCAAAACGGACATGCAGCACAGAGCTTGCACTGATACCAAGAGGGATCAGCTGACAAGGGTTCAGGCAAACGATTCATTACCGTCAGCTTCATTCCCCGCTGCAGATACTTCCATCCAAGATCCTTGTCCACATAGACCCGCTCGGTGTAGATCGAATCGTCATCCTTACAGACCGCGTAGTACAAAGCCCTATCGATATTGCTGCGGGTCATCGCACATTGCATCTGCACATAGTGTTGCCATTTGGATTCCTGAACGCCTTTCTTGCAAAGATCATCAAAGCTCTTTCGAGAATGGGTCTTGCACTCCCAGACATGAATCGTCTTCTTCGCCTCGGGCAAGCCTCCATAGATGATGCCATCGGGACTTCCCTGGACATGAGCTCCAGCGAGGATGGTTCTCTGGTTCCTACCGGTCTCCCTCAGGTCCACTCCGATCTCTCGAAGATCAGAAGCTGCGGTAATCTCTTCGAGCTGTCCCCGTCGGAACAATCGCTTGATCCGACCGGGGAATCGCTCGATCACCGCCCAGTGGAACGAGAGCCAAAGCCATCGGTCACAGGGATGCCCAAGCAAAGAGAATCCAAGATGATGACGAGGCTTCTCTATCTGATGCTCATGAAAGGCATCAATGAGTGCGACTGTGCTCTGCTCAGATTCTGGTATTCGTGCCACGTGGTCTCTCCTTGCTTTCTCTTAACGCTTCGCCCAAGGTGGTGCGCTCTTTCCCGCAGCAGCTGGAGCAGGAGTTGCATCAACTGAAGCTTTCGGTGTTTGGAATA